TTTCATTGCTGTCCTGACATTTGTTCCTTGATGCCATGCCTCAACTGGTTTAAGAGTTGCGAGTTTGTTTAAGATGATCAAGCAGCTTTGATTTGTCGAATCCTTGAACAGCTGCATTCTGTTTTCTGTTGTTTTTAATTGGGAAGATTCCTTGATATCCATTTGCTATTGAGTTTTGAATCATTTTTATTGCTGTGTGTTCGTCTCCTTCACTCTCATCTTGCAATTTCTTGAGAGCTGTTTGTTCTCCAACCTTTGTATATTTTTTTATTTTCCGATTGGATCGGTCTTGCTTCCAAAGAATCCAGAGCTTTTCAAATTCCTTACTTTCATAAGGATATACAATCTGTGTTAATATCTGTTTACTATCTGTAGTTACTATCTGGTATTGGTCAACCGATTTCTCAACATCCAATTTCTTTTTCTTCAACTTCGAAGTTTTGATTTCTGCACTTGCATGTTCAGATTTCTGGAATTGGTAGAATTGCTGGACTTTTTCAGTGATTGTGTACCACTTTGTTCTATCCCATCGAGCACGATTGTGAACAGCTGAGATGATTGCTCCTTCTTTTTCTAAGTTCGTTAAGATCCTTCTGATTTGATTGTCTTTCCAAAATGGAAATATCTCTCTTAATGCAGATGCACTGTTCCAAGTCCAAGTGTGGCCATCAATCTCATTCTTTTGATTGAGTTTGTTTCTATATACCCAAAATGCAAGGTGGTGGAGCATGATTGCACCATCTACACCATACATTTTAGCTGCTTCAGAGTTGAAACAAAGGTCTCTATTCAACTTATTACATCGTTGTGATACATTACTTCAGACAGAAGTTCATGTGCTGTTGTATCACATTGTTCTAGAATCATTTTTGAGTGCTTCAATAATGACATTGGATTCTTGTGCACCCAATTGTTCACTGTGTTCGTTGATACGTTCAGTGAATTTGCCATGTTTGATTGAGATCCGTACATTTTTACAATGTAAGATTTGAAACCGTTGTTGTTATTTTTCATTAGTTTAAATTGTCACGTTCCATAAGTAGAATACGAGCTAAAATTCCCATCTGTTCAAGATATGCATCATATGTTTCTTCTTTGCATGATCCTATTATCTGAACAGCTGTCTGAATAGCCCAAGAATTTTCAATATTTCTCTGAGTGCTGGAGTTTTTTGGTGCTCCTGATTCTCCATTGTATGCAGTTGGATCATTTTTAGTCACTTTCAGCACATCACCAAAGTTTGTTGATCTTGTCACTTCATAGAATACCATGTCACCAATTGCATATGGTGGTTCTGCTGTCTTAGCATTACACTGTCCAGTCTGCTCATCTTCGAATTGTATCTCAAATGAATACATTGTGTCACCTCTTTTTGTTTGCCACGTTCCGTTGGCTTGTAAAGCTGTAATTTTTGAATTTTTCATAGTTATTTGTTTTTCCATTGTGAATTGCACACTGCAATTCTTTGATTTATATCAGGATACTCAGTTTTGATTGTATTGTTTTTTAAACATCTATCAAGAAAATTTGTTTTATCCTCGTTTTTTTCTGGTTTAGGTAATGGCATTTGATTTGTCTTTGATTATTTCTCCAGATTTATCATATCTGGTTTTGAATGTTATTGTTTGAATTTTACTTTTTGGTAGATTTCGGCCTCTTATCTGTGTAAAATAAAGTGCATTATCTTCTGGTGACATTCTACCAGAATCAAATTTTATTACTGAATCACCTCCAAATGCAACCAGCATCATTGCGTGATGTCTGCAAAATTTTCCGAATGCTGAATTGTGCCAGAAAACAATTTCTGAGATCTGATTGTCATAGTTTTCTGCTTTGGACTTAAACCTGATGAAATCTGGAGCAAATCCCCATCCAACATAAGAACCATTTACAAGAGCTGTCACAGATTTATTATACTTGTGAGCCAATTCATATGGTGTGATTGTTTTGGTTGTGAAAACACTCTCATTAATATCAAAAGATTGGCCAGTATTTACAACTTCATTTGTTAATGGTGAAATATGATTCATTTCAGAACAAATTGATTGAGCAACTTCTTCAACATTTCAGTTTTGCACTCTATATCAAACAAAGTTGATTCAATCTGAACCATTGGATTGTCATATGGTGCACCTTTCCTTTCACGTTCTTCACCAATGGCATTTAATCTGGCTTGACATTCAATCCACTCTAATTGATGTAATGGTGTAAAGCTGTCTTTTAATCGACTTTTATCAATTTGTCTCATATTGCTATCACTTTTATTCATTATGCTCTGTGTTGCGCTTAGAATCGTTCTGAGCTGGTTCTACGTGCCAGTTAATAAGATACTGAATGAATTGTTGTGCGCTGTGTTTTCTAGATTCCTCAAATACACCATCTGTATTGATGCTTTCAATATAATCCTGAATGTATAAAGCAGCTGTTTCTGTGGTTATTTCTTTATTCATTCTCAAATAGATTTAGTACATTCTTAGGTGAAACAGTTTTCATGTTCCCTTCTTGCTTTAAACACCATTTGTGTCCAGAGTTCCATGCAGACATGAGTTCATCAGTTCCATCAAAACTCACTCCGTATGAATTGCATGTAATGAATGTATTGTCTAATGAATCAATCAGGTCTAATACAATAGCACTTTGATTGACTTCTGTTGTGACCATATCAGAAACTGTTTTGAATAGCATGTGAGAGCCGTTGAGCATGCTCATCATCATCTTCCATCTGGTATTTCTTCGCTTGAATTTCTTATCATCACTTAATGTTCTGATATTAGTGTTCAAGATTGTTTCTGTTGCCCTTGATAAAAGTTTCACTTTGTCGTGAATCTCTGTGTTGAAATTTGTCATCTGTTTAGTTTATTTAATTTTTAATGCTTTCTGTAAAGCTGATCCGATTATTGAAAGTGATGTTGAGAGTTCAATCATCACATCATTCATGTCTTGTGCCATCTTAATTGAGGACTTCTTTTGACTTGTCTCAGCTCGTTCTGTGAGCTTCATGGCTATCTGTGACATCTTGCCAGTTTCCTTTGTGAAATCCGTTAAGATTTTGACCATGTTTGAAGCATTATTTTGGAGTTGCTTCAACTCGCTTTTCTTGATTCCCATGTTTTATGTTTTAGGGGTTAAAAATTCTTATTTGTCCAATCTTCATATTCTCTCTGTCTTTGTGTGTTTCTGAGAGCTTGTCTGAGAGCATCAACTTCTTCATTGAATCTAATCATCCTTTCCTCATTCGCTTCAATCCACATCTTAGTGCTGGAATCCTTGATGCTTTCATTCTTCGCATCCTCAAGCCTCTTACCATTGTACTCAATAGAGTATTCAGTCTGTTCCAAGATTCTCTTGAGGATTCTGGTTGTTTCTGTTAAGTTCATTTTTGTGTCTGTTTAGATGGTGAAGATACAAATACATTTACAAAGTATTACTTTGTTCTGATATTAATTAATGTTTCAAGATCCGCCTCACTGAGTTTATTGTAAACATCATATAGATCAGATCTGAACTTGGGCTGTTCATGTTCATAAGGCCCAGATGGAGTGCATCTGTAACATGCTGTGTCCAGTCTTGTGAGCATATGAATCAACTGATCCTTCATTCTGCTTGATGTTGAGATATTGCATTCAGTGTGTCCATCATGCCAGATAGATATGCTTTTGATTCGCTGTGTTTAGATTGATAAAACTCAAAGCTAAATTTTCCAGCTCCTTCTTCTTCTGCTTCAATCATTCGGTTGCGATAGTACACAACCTCTTTCTCTGCTTCTTGTCTTAGATACTGAAGTTTGTCTTTTAGATCTGTTTTCATTTTGATTTGATTTTATAGGTTTCAGTTAAAAATTGAAAAAATGTGATTTCATTATTTTTTACCAGTTTGTTATATTCTTGCAATTGTTCTTCGTATTGCTCTGGAGTTAAAAAGTCTTGAATGTTCATACTAAATTAATTCTACTAACTCATTGCCTTTGCAAAATGGACTTTCTACCAACTTAATAACACCCTTTTTTATTAATGATTCTATTGTTCTTGCTCTATTTGTTTGAGCTGTAAAACCATGACCAGTTTTTATAGTGTATTCCTTTAGAGTTTCCACAAATATTTTTTGTGTTGTTGTTAATTTAGAATTTTTCATTTTGTTGTTGTTTGCGTTATTCATACTCCAAAGATACACGTTTACTTGTACCCTTTTACAAAACTGTTGTATTTTCTTTAATCTTTCTTTGATTTCCTAGTGTTTACTGGAGAATTTAGAGCAAAAAAAAACCCACATGAAGTGAGTTGATTAAATTTAGATGTATATTTGACCAGATTTCTGCTGTTTCCATTCAGTTTGTTATCTGTTTAGTTGAGAGCTGCACCAAAATGAGGATTGAAAACCTTGCTTTCTGTAGCTCTCTTTCTATTTGTTACAATGGCATCATGACATTGAATGCTGTGTGGCCACCTATAACGATACCACACGCTAATTGCTGAAATTTGTATGCCTTTGCATATGACATCGCCATACTATCACGATCAACGCCCGATCCAGCCTGCATGGAAAACACTCTTTTCTGTCCAGAAAACCACTGCACATAGCATTGAGTGTGTATATGGCCTTGAACAGTGCTCATCATGTCATTCTTTGCCTTTGTTGATGCAGTTCCACCTTCACCATGCACATACTGCACTCCATCGTACACAATGCGCTCTGTCCAGTTCCAATCAGTTCCAAGCACTTCATTGTATGATTTCATCCATTGTGATGGGATACCAGCTTTGAACATCTTTCTGGCAATGATCCGATCATGATTGCCAATTATGACATCAGCAACTGGAAAAGCATCACGCCACTTTTGAATTTCTGCAATTGCATATTCAAGTTCATCTTTACCACCAGCAAGATCAGGATTTGAATCATGGAACGAGGAATATTGGTGATCGGCCAAGTCACCTATGAAAATAACTTGATTGCAATTATGCTCTGCAAAGCATCTCTTACAGAACTCTAAATATCCCGTTTTGGTATAGGGTGCATGAACGTCACCTATCACCAAGATTCTTCTCTCGTCCTTTATAAGCCGTTTAAAGGCCTTCAATCTTTTTCCTGATAGTCTAGGTCTCATTTAGAAATATAAGTGAACACAACCGCTGAAATGAATCCAGAGTGAAATGTCTGATTTGAAGTCCAGATGTATTCCTCAGTTTTTTTCATTGGGCTTTATCCCTTTCTATTTTTGCCCATCACAACAGCTTGCAAAATCCTTCTCAAGATATTTACAATTTTGTCATCTTTTTTTGTTTCAGTTAAAGCTGTTAGTGTGCTTGCAGCTGTGATAAGTGCAAGTGCAATTATTGACCAGTTTAATGTTAAAAATTCCATGATATATGATTTTATTTATTTGATACCTTTTTCAGCAAGTAAGATTTTAATCTCTTGCATTCCAATACACAATTCCTTTAATAAGGATTTGACTTCTCCCTCTTGTTTTTCAAGTGAGAAAATTCGTGCTTTGATTTTTGTGACATCGTTTGTCATCCTGATCCACGTTCCAAGGATTCCAACAAAGCAAGAAAATCCAACTGCAATAATTTCCATTATTTTTTACGTTCTAAATTGTCAATCTTTGTCAAAATTCTTCCTAGCACATCCATGAGGTGTTCATGATTTGGTAGGTGTTCAATTTCTTCTTCTGAACAAAAGTCTTGTAAGATCTGTGGGATTGTATAATCTTTCATGTCATTTTAAATAAACAAGTGTAACGGAATCCACTCATGTTTGAAGATGGAGTGACTGAAATTCCGAATCTGTCACCAACAACATAATCGAATGTTGATGTATTGAAGGTGAATGTGTGTGTTCCTGAGTTGGTATGGCTTGCAACGTTTACAGTTCCAAGTGCTGTAAAATTAGATAAGTTGATATCTGAAGTTGGTTTGTATGGTTTCAAGTCAACAGATCCACCATTCACTTGACTTGCAGATGTGACAGATACCAAACGACAATTTTTAGGTATTGCAAAAACATTTGTATATGTGAAGACTGTAGATTCTGCTGTTGTAGATCCAAATGGAATTGCTCTTTCAGATGTTTGTCCAATAAAACAAGCACCATTCACAGTGAAAAATTCGTCACTGCTTCCTCCACCAGTTATCAGATTTGCTTTTGTGATTTTTTTATTCGTGCCCTCTGGTGACATCGCTGTGTCACTTACATCTACAATCATCACAAGATCCGCTGCATCTGCACTTGTCGCTGTTGCTAATTGTGTAACTTTCTTGGTTGCCATGTTTCTTAATATATTTCTTTAATTTTCTGATATTAGCTCTGGTGCGCTTGTTTGGTTTCATCTTCTTGGGCCAAGAATCATGTTTAAAAGTGCTTGATCTTCGTCTCTGTAAGTTCTCTCTACATTTAATCCTTGAGTGTAATTTGTTGAAGATGGTTGCACATCTGGAAATGAATTGCTTGTATATTCTGGATACAGAGTTGAGTTTGCGCATAGGTAGTCAATTAATCTTTCTTTATACCATGACGCAATATCTCTGGCTGTTGATATTAGAGGTTTAATATCATCATATGATACAGATCCACCTTGCTCAGTATTCATGGCAACAACTGCATTGTTCACGAACCTCACACGAAGCACTGGTATCACCTCCATGAAGCTAAATTGAACCAAACATGGAATGATGTATGTATTGAGCAAAGTTGCATATTTTTCATTTCCAACATTGTCAATTTCATCAGCAGAAATCAGTGTTTTTATCTTATCAAATAAATCTGTCCCTACCACTGGCAAGATCCATTTTTCTTGAGCATTTAAAATTGCTGGAAATAAGACATTTGGATCAACTGATCCTCCAAGTGCTGTATCTCTCTGAACTCTCGCTGGAGATACTAATACGATTGTTGTACTTGCCATGATTAATTGTCTTCTTTTTTTGGTTTTGGATTTCTATCAGTTCTAATGTTTTTCGCTGCTTTGTTTGAAGGTAAAAACCCTCTATAATCCATGTCTCTTGGCCTCTCTGCAACCTTTGAATCATTCTTCTTTGGTGTAACTGCTTTCCTTTCAGCTGGATCAAGTGCATTTATTATGGCTTGTCTTTGCTTTGCTGTAATTTTTTTGTTGTCTTTTTTCAAGAACGTAAATCTGCTCCAATAATGAGCACATGATCCACCGCCTTTGTACATATCGTATCTATTTGATTCACAGCTATTTAGCCATATATCATATTTAGATGCTCCCTTTGGCCCCCATCCAGCATTGACAGATGTTCTTCCAGCTTTGTATATGTTTTCTTTCGTGTAAAATCGTGCAGCATTCACCATCTTGACACAAAAATCTCTGCTTGGATATGGCATCTGATCAATCTTTAATGGAGCATACTGATATCGTATTTTGAACAGAGGATTGTCTTGTTCTTTTGATTGATCACTTGTGGCTGGAATTGCAGAAGCTAAATTCACTCCATTAATCATTCCATCGAGCCGATCTTCGTCATCATAATCCACTTTCCTCTCATCAATAAGTTCATATCCATCAGGTGCATCCTCACCAAGCGCAATAAGAGCTTCTGCAACCGCTTCTTTATCCTCAGAGGATGCTGACTTCATTTCTTCTTTTACTGGCTTTACAACCTCCGTTGTGTCCTCATCAATATTTATGAAATTGGCTGGTTTTGAAGGAATGAAAAACAAATCAAGGTTGATAGAATTTGCAACAAATACTGGACTCAATCCTTTGAGCAAAATATCTTGAAATTCCTCAATAACTGTATTGTGAAATAAACTGTATGAATCATTTAATTCATCAGCCGAAGAACCCCAATTTGAATTTCCAGAAACACCAAATAAAAGAGGTGATGTGATTCTGTGACCAGTGAGAACTTTGTTTGTGATTTCCCCTGACAAATATGTGTACATATCATCTGATCCATTGCTTGCAATCGGTTCAATCTTTGGAGCTGTATCTGGCCCATCATTAAACGTAATCAACAGCTTTCCAGCATTATTGCTTCCAGAGAATTTTTCATACACTTTGCGCTCAATATCTGCTCTCTCTTGATCTGTTGGAATACCATTGGAAAAACTCAGCATCATACTGGGCATCAATGAGTTAGAGATGTTGTTCAAATGAAAAGATTGCACTTGGATGTCCAGTTCTACATATCCGTTTGATCCTTGGCTGTCTGGAAGTCCGTAATAGTGAAACGAAGGTGAGTATCTTTTGATTTGGAGCACTGTTGATGCATTTGTTCTGTCTTCACTTGAAAAAGACTTCAATACATTTGGACTCACTCGGTCATTTGATTTGTTCCATGAGCTTTTATAATACCATTCATGGATTTTTCCTTCACTGTCAGCAATTCCAGCTCTCATTGTGTGAACTGGCAAGTGTTTCATTTGAGCAACTGAAGTTCTCGCTTTGTTCCAGATAGTATTTACATAACATTGACCATACAACTTCAAATCCAGAGCAAGTTTCTTGAGCAACTCATCATCACTGGTATTCAATAGAGATTGAAGTCTCAACCACTGCTCTTTATTGCCATCTGAATCATCTCTCTCAACCGCATCCAATCCTTTGCCGTATATCATAGCTCCAACACCATTCACAATTGCTGAATGTATCGATGATCCAAGATATAAACTCTCCAGATAATCACCATAGCAATCATCTGAACCATATGAGATCCAATTCTTGCCTTGTACCTCCTCAAATTGTGGAATGTCGTGCACTGGCATTCCCATTACTGAAAATTCGCTTTTATTATTCTTCATAAGCCTTGTATGTTACTTTATCATTGTATGATTCGAATCTGTTGTATCCGTCCTCCCCTAAAGCTCTCTGAAGGTGTGCCATGCCTTTTCCAAGAACTCTGTAATATGTGCCAAGATAGCCACGAATCTCTACACTATAAAATCCCTCCAAAAATTCTGGTTGTTTTAGGAATATGATTCCAGCATTTGGAGCTTCTGCTTGTGTATCATTAACAACAACTTGACCATGTAAACTACGACCATCAAAACCGCCATCAGTTATGGATGTATCAAGTGTAAATTGCTTTGAGTTGTTGGTTGATTCATCTGTTAATGTAGGTACAAAGGTCAATGTAGTTGCAAATGGATTCCATGCTGGATCATTAATCCACTGACTTTCATCAACGCTATTTATTGAGACAGAATTGATTGAAATTGTTTCACCATTTCCAGATCCTAAAGACCTATGAATCAAGAAATCTTTTGTTGTGGTTGATGTTGGTATAAATTCAAAAGAATACTCCACAAATGAAGTTGTGATGGCTTGTGTTGCAATCACCTCACTGATAACTGACAATGTAGATGTTGCAATCTCAACATTTAAAGCAGCTGTTGCTTTCATGCTGATGCTAATGATATATATTTTTTTTGGTTTTATAATACCAGTTTGAATAATTCCAACATCATCACCAAGAGCACTGATTTCAAGATCTACTTCAGCAAATTTAAAAACAACTTTTGATGCTGCAACTGTATATGGAATCCATCTTGAATTGGGATCTAATAAATTGAGTTGAATATTTGTGACGTTTCCAGTGAATGCATTACAAAACAAAGCAAACAGAGTTCCATTTCCACCGCCTTGAATATATTGTATTTTTACTCCATCACTTTCAGCATATGAGCTTGCAAGATTATTTGAAACGAAGCCTTTAACACCTCCAGAAACATAATCTAAAACAGTGAATTGCATCCTGAAATATTGTGAGCTTTCCGTTCCTGATTGAGTAATCACAGCACCAATTCCATTTGTTATCTCAACTTTATTTGTTGCAATTTGAGTTGTGGCTGGATCTGGTATATTCCAGTAAGAATTTGGATCAAGTTCTGTGACTGATACTGTGTCAACAACGGCTGTGACGCTCAGAGAATTTTGTCTCCTTACAATAAATAATCTGTCACTTTCCGCTTCTGTATAAAATTCATGGATGCCTGATGTCGTAATATCTTTTTGTTTACTTCCTACCTGAATTTTGAAAGTTCCAGTAACTAATATAACACTGAGAACAATTTTGTAATTCTTTCCAATCGTTAGAATATCTTGATACACTCCAGTTGATCCTTGCGTCTGTGTTGAATCATATTCAATTTTCAGTGTGCTATTTGGAAAGGTGACCAATTGTCCAGCTGGCTGTTGTACTGTCCAATTTTGTCCGACCTCCTTAGCTGTTACGTTTGTTACTGAACCAACAAAATTAGTCTGAGCAGAAAAATATAAATTAGGATCTCCTTGAGTAGCTTGTGTGTAATATGTATATGTGTTGGTAGATGTAATTGTGGGCTGTGCATTGGAACCCCCTACCGCGACAATCATACTACCAGCATCTACCACAATATCAAAAACGACTTTATAAGATTTGAATTTTGGTACAATTCCTAATTGGAATAAGGAACTTTGAGCTGTTTGTGAGCCATCGCATACCGCTTTATCTTCTCCAATACTCCAACCATCTTGAAGTGTCCAATCCGTTCCAAGCTCTTGAACTGAGATGTTTGTTACAGTTACATCAGTATTATCATTTGCTTTACCAAGTACAAAATCTGTTGTATCACCTGATCTTGTAAGGTATTCAACATGGTCACCTGGGATTCTGGACATCGCTGAAGATTCACCAGCTAAACCAATATCCCCACCATTGTATGCAACTATCTTATATTTGAATTTATAGGTTTTGCCATTTTCAAATATTGACGGTTGTGTTACTTTTGCCTGTCCGTTTGATGCTCCGTTACTAATCTTTAAACCTTGTGCAGTAAATTGAATATTCCCATCTAAACTAGTGGATGGTGTCCAATTCTGTCCGACCTCTTTAACAGATACATCAGAGTAAACACTTGCACTAATACCTGAAGTTATTAAACCTATGTAAGTTGTTGTGCTGAGTGCCGTAAATTGAAGCGTGTACACTCCCGTTGATGCACCTAAATTCTCGTAAAATATATTTTTATAACCATCGCTGTCCGTGTCATTACTTCCTACAGCTAAATAAAAAAACCCAGTTGTTGAAATTCTATTATAAGATAAATTGTAAATTTTACCTACTTCAGTTGTAATAATTTGAGTACCTCGAGAGTCATCACCCGCATCACCCGAATCGTCAACCGTCATCTGGCTATTTGCAAAAGACAACACAGCATTTGTTGCCGTCCACCCCTCGCCAAGTTCTTTAACAGAAATGTTTGTTATAGTTCCTGTAAATGGGTCTGAATCTCTGCCGTCTATTTCTAAAATTTGTGAAGTCGTGGTGATAATTCTGGTGTAAATTCCGTTTGCACTTTCAAAGGTTTTAGATTCCCCATCCATTAACATCGCAACTTGTCCGCTACTGTAGTTTGTTATTTCATAAGAAAGCCTTAAAGTTCTTGAAACAGCGGTGGCAAAAATAGTTTGAAGGTTTTCAGTTGTGCCTGATGAGCCTATTAAATTTGACCCCGATAAAGTCCACCCTGTGCCTATTGTTGACCATGTACCAACGTACTCAGTAACACCACTAAAGTCACCATTCGTGACAAGCTGCGTTCCTATTTCACTGAAGTCACCATTTGTGACAATGTTGAGTACTTCTTTTACTGATACATTACCGATTGAGCCAAGAAAACTGGATGTACTTCTGAAAATACACAAGACACCAGTTGAAACAATATCAAAAGAATACGCTCCGTTTGCTGTTATGTCTGGAGTGTTTCCAGTTAAAGAACCACTACTTAATGCACCAACTAAAGTTCCGCTTTGATAATTTGAAACAGTAAAAGACAAGCGATAGGTCTTACCAGCAATAATGACTCCTCTGTTTTGCGATATGGCGTTATTTGCAGAGGTTCCGTTATAACTTGCCACGTTGCTTCCAATCGACCAACCCGTTTCATTACTCCAACGTTCATTTGGTGAAGGAAAATTACCGTCAAGAATTAACTCACTACCTAATGGAACAGCACTAAAATCTCCGTTCGTTACAAGCTCAGATCCTATGTCATTAAAGTTTGGATTGAGTAGATTGACAGCTGCTGTCTCATTGAAAGAACCATTGTTGACTGTGTTTGGCCCAATGTCAGTGAATTGCCCATTTTGAACCAACTCATCAGATGCACCACTGAAATCACTGAGATTGATATCAAGTGTGTTTGTTCCTTTTGTAAGTTGAATCATTATGAGATATTGAGATATTTAAGAAAAAAAAAGGGATGGCGTATTGCCACCCCTCTTTCAATTAGTTATTTGAAATCCTATGTTGGATTCGTCACAGTAAAGTCAGCAGCTCCAGCTCCAGCATTTACACCGTCAAATGGCCATGCAGCCGCATCAGATGAATCACTTGCTGTAATAGATGGAGGATATTCACCTTCACCAGCTGTCACAGTTAGTGTATAACCTTGCATGTCAGCTCTAGCTTGACCAGTGACAAACGTTCCACCAGTCACTGTGCATCCATTTTGAAGTCCAATGCAGTACACATTGTCATTCGCATCCAAGATGTACGCAAATACTCTCGTTTGGATTAACAGTTGCAATTCATCAGATGTTGATTGCTTCAAGATATTTAAAGTAATCTCAAGAGCTGAATCAAATGATGCAGATCCAGCTGGTTCATTAGTGACAGTTGTAGTCAGTGAAGCTGTATTTGGCTGCACATCGTATCTGAACACTTGTTGAGCAACACCGATTCCAGTTAAAACACCAGAAGCAAATGTCATTTCAGAATATCCAGCCACTTGAAAGTCACTAAAATAAATTGCCTTGATTCCACCAACTGTGTCTTTGCAGTTTAGTCCTATGGCTTTTGTAAGTAAACACGGCATTTGTTTTAATTTTTTTCAGTTAATATTAAGCCTTACCCCAGTAGATATCAGCACCTACTCCAACCTGAACTCCAGCTGCATAACGCATGATGAAACGCACGTTGTCAGATCCGTCAATTGGTGACATATCTATTGTACGAACTTCAGTCATATTTGTTTGGATGTTAGATCCAAATACAAGGTTGCTTGCATATGTAGCAATGATCTGATTGTCTGGAACTCCAGGACATGCATAGATTGGATATCCGTATATGTTAGATGGCTTTCCGTTTGCTTGGTAGTCATTCACATATCCTTCTTTTCCAAGATGCTGCTGGTATAGGAATAATGATTTTGGTGAGACATAAAGTGCGAAGTCTGGCTTTGCTAATACTTCTGATGAACAAGCATCAAGTACCTTCTCCATTTCCACAACAATAATATCTTTCGTGTATGGTGAGATTGTAGTTACTGCATTTACACCACTTCCAGCCAAATTGAATATTCCAGTTGTAGCTGTTAAGAATCCTTCAAACTGTCCACCAGTTGCAGCAGCTCCAAGCCAGATTGAGTTCTCAGTTGCTTGAGCTACTAATCCAGCAATGTGACCAATTACATAATCAGTGAATGCAACTGGCATGTCAGAGTTTAAACTGTTTCCAGTCTCAGCTGCTAACCATGATTGACGCATTGTCTTTTTGCAAAGGTCAATATTTACAGCTAGTTCTTTTGTTTCAAGAATGTTCTCTGTAATTGTAACAGATCCACCATCAGCGAAATCACAAGATGCATCAGCAATAAGTGAAGCACCTTCAATTTGGTTTATTACAGCTTTGTAATATACATTGTCAATGGTTCTGATCCATCCATTTGCTAAGGTAGCACCACTTTTCAAAGCAGCACTTACAAAAGGCAATGCTAACTCTCCAGCATATGTTGGAGATGTTAATGTTGGCCCAGCAAATTCATGCTTGTTTGCAACGCTTTTATCCTCTGCATTGAATGAGGTTTTTTTAATATACTTCATTTTAGTTTTTTGCGAAGTTTGAAATAATTGCATGTGCTCTTTCAGATGTTTTCAATGAAGAAAATGTCTCTTGATCCATGTCCTGATTTTTACCTTTTGTTGGAGAATGACTCACTCCATTTGATGCTGGTTCGTTTTCAATAGCTGAAAGACGTTCCATCATGTGTTCAAATGCTGCGTTGATTTCAGAAGCCAATTCAGACATTTTTTCGTCTTCTTCTTTTTCTTCATAAGCAGATACCTTATCACTTTTAAGATCTGCAACAGCATCCTCAAGATTCTGGATACGCTTCTCCATACCAGCCCAATCTTGCACATCTGCTTCATCACCTTCAGCCATTTCAACTTCCACTTCCACTTCTGCTTCCGCTTCTGGTTCATCTTCTCCAAGTTGTGTGATACGACCTTCAGCAACAACAAGAACAGTTCCATCTTCAAGTGCATATGTGCCGTCATCAAGATAATCTGCATTGCCTTCATCAGACATCACAGAAATCTCAACACCAACAGCCATTGATTCGGCCTCTGTTACTACTAAGCGACCATCATCAAGTCTTGCTTCAGCATAGAATTTGGTGAGGTTTGGGAGGTTCAAAAGTCCTCTGATCTTGTCTATTGTTTTGCTCATGATATTACTTGTTCATGTATATATATGTTTTTCATTGAAACGTATCACTTCTCATGATCCTCACAAGCCATGTAGAGCACCATATCATCAACTTTGTGCTCATGATATCCAATGCAATTATTGAATAGCTCTCCATACAGCTCTGCTTCTTCAATAGTCCTCCAAAGTGGTTTGCCATCCAGAGTGAATACAGATTCCATTTCCTCTAATACAAGAGATTTTAACTGCTCCATTGTTTCAGCATCTTTTGGGCAGTTTGGACATGGTGATCTCTTTTGTGATTTTTGTGCTTTGATTAATTGATCTGTGAAAAATCCTTCAATTGAAAATCCTCTCACTTCTTTTTTTAGAATTGAGTTCCATACATCTTCATTGTTGATTTTCATGGCCAACATCCATGTTCCAACTGGCAAATGATCAAATCCATACAGTGCTGCTTTATCACGTAAAGGATCTTCAATCAACCATGATTCCACAACTGTTAATCCTTCGACTTCTTCAGCATGTTCATACGTGTGTGAGTTGGTTCTTTCCTCTTTCATATAAAGCTGAGATGCTTGTCTGACAGTTTCAGCTGAGAAAAAGACTTCATACTCTTCATCTTCTTCATCATTGTATCTTCCAATTCTTTTTTCTGGAATTAGTGCTGGCCCTACAAGCATTCTTTTAGCTTCGTCTATTTGAGCAAGTACATATTTCTCACCTTTATTGAAAAAGACAAAGCCTTCTTCAATGGCTGGATGTCGTACAACTGCAATTGCAGTAATTCCTGAAAGCTCCAGTTCTTCGTCAATTAATAATTCAACTGTTTTCATAGTGTTGCGTGGTGTAAAAGATTTGCGTTTAATTGTTGTTGTGATGTCATGTCTTGAGCCACAACAAATGCTTTGATTGGTTTATCTGTTAATGATTCTAAGTCTGTTGGAGCTGTTGCACTTGGTGCAAATGTATCTGGCACTAATGCTGTTGTTAGGTTTCTACCTCCAGAACTTGGTGGTGATACAATATCAGGAGTTCCACCTGAATCAAATCTTGTTTTTGATATGGATGCAATTGAAGCAGCTCCAGTCAATGCTGATGTGATACTTGCTGCAAATCCAGCTGGTGTTGGCCCAAGTCCTACTGGCGGTGGTGATAACGCTCCAATGATTGCTGATCCAGTACTCATAACAGCTCCAGCAATTTGCATTGCTTTCGCTCTCTTGAATCTGGCTTTAGCTGTTTTCTTATCATCACTATCACGCCCTTGATCCAATGCTGCAAATAATGAGAATGCTGCTTGTGTCATTCCAACAATTGCATCAATCGTTTCTTTGCGTAATTCTTGTTTTGTTTTCTCTGCTTTTGTTTCAACCTTTACTTCTTTTACTGCAAATTTTTCTGTAATTGCAAGGAGTTCTGCTTCTTGTTTTTCCTTTAAGAGTTTCTCAGTTTCAGCATTGCCCCTTGCCATTTCATGCAGTGTGGCATATTTCAAAGCAACTGCATCAATCTCATTTTGTTGAGCTGATTGTGTTGCTGTTTTCAAAGTTGCTATTCTTAACAATTCAGCATCTGCAATCTCTTTTGCTGTTGCTTCTTGTTCCAGATACAATCCATTAACCTTAGTAAGTAAGCTGGTTTGCATTCCTAAAGATTCGGTTTGAACATCAGACAGTGCAACACGCAATTCAGATAATCTGATCTCATCTTCCTCTGTTGTTTTTCTCAAATCCATTTCAGCTATTTGTATATCAATAGCCTCTTGAGAATTAGCAACTCTCTGATCCATCAACGCTTGTTCTTTTGCTGCTGCTTTCTCTGTTGCTGCAATTCTCTTTTCTATACTCAGTGAAGTATCATCTCCTTGCTTGTTCAGATCAGCAATCTCTTTTCTCTGATCTGAAAATGCTTCATTTGTATCTCGAAGTGCTTTTCTTAAATCAATAGACCTTTGCGAAAGTGATGTTGAGGAAACAATTAAACCAGTTACTTTGTCTACAACATTACTTATTCCATCCGCTATGTCCTCCATTACTCCATGAATAGGATTCAATTCATCTTGGAATGTTCTAAATGCTTTCCCAGCCTCGTCCACAGCACCTGAAAAATCACCAGTAAATAATTTTTTGAATGCAGAACCAAGAAATCCAGCCATTTCTAATATAGCTTCAAATTTGTCAAGTACAAACTTTTTTAAACTATCATTAAAGTTTTGTATAGATTTAATTGGATCAGTAAATATGCCAACAAGCACACTTCCAAATGATGATAACGTATCTGTAAAAATGGAAAAAACAGCTTTCAATCCAGCCATTGCGATTTCTAGCTTTTCTGCTCCTTCTTTTGTCGAAGTGAAATAAGCAACCAGAGAACCCACAACAACAACAAGTGCACCTATACCAGTTGAGATCAAAGCACCTCTCACTGTTTTCAATCCCATCACAAAAGTCTTTGCGCCTCTTGTTGCAGCTTTAAATGCCGTAATAGATCCACCAGACAAATCATCCAAGCCTTTTGCCATTACTACTTCAGAAGCAATGACATCATTCACTGCATCAGAAGTTTGTTCTAGTGAATCTTCAAGATCCTCAACACCTTTTTTTGCCTTTGATAATTCTGATGTAAGTTCTTTAACGCCTTCCGTCCTGAGTTTTACCGTTGCTGTCTTAGACATTTATTCTTGCTTTTATTCCCATTAATACTTTTCTGAAAAATCCTTTGAATCCAGTTTCTTCAAAATATCCATAGAATCTGATTGTTTCTTTTGTGTATGTTTTTGAATCATTCAATGTTCCAAGTTTGATAATCTTTGGAATGGTGATAAACATATTTTTCACGTAGTTTTTTTTCATGTTGCTTGTGTGATTAATCGTGTATTGTTTTCTAGAACAAAGAAATCATTTGCTTCTGTCACAATTCCATTTCCAATTGATGATGCAATACTGAGATTGATATATGTAACATTGACATCCATGACCCAAGAAGTGTGAACGTCTGTCTCTCCTGTGACTTTTAAATCAAGTGCATTGTCTGTTGCAATTCCTTTTGATATTGATGCAACTGCAATGCTCACTGTTGGATTTGACAATCCAGAATCCTTTGAACTTTCGTCTGTTGTAGATGCAACAGTTGAAATTGTTCCTCCTATGTTTTTAATTACAACCGATTGAGATACAAAATAGGTGTCTCCAATAGTTTTGGATTTAGCTGCATATATTACACCAAGCGCATTCACTTTGAAATGTGCTGTTGTATTGACTGGGATATACAGATCACTTGTTGATTTTCCAGATACTCCAGCTGTGACTGCATCAGGACTGTTTGTCACACAATGAAGTTGGAAAGTCATTGATGAACTCATTCCGACATTTGTCAGGTTGTTGGTGTATGAAGCAGTTCCATTTTGTGACCAAGCCATGCTGAAATTCTTGGAACTTTGCCTCAATAAATGTGTTCCTTGTTGTGCTCCTACTGGAATAGGTAGTTGAGGATCATATGATCTGGGAGGAATGCCAGAAACACCTACACCAGATTTGATACCACCTCCATGAGTGAAATCATCTCCAGTGATAACACCATCACCACCATTACTACCAACACCATCAAAGCCATCTGGATCACCATTTCCTCCATCTCCAAGCCAGTTCCACCAACATTGCGGTGTTGTTCCTTGTACCAAGAATGTAAATCCTTCTGATTCGCAACATTTCAGAGTTGGATTTACTGAAACACCTGATTCATTGTTCCAGTTTGTTGTGCCATCTATGTTTGCAGATATGTATGTCAAACTGCATTCATCAGATGGAAATAAAGGAACTGATCCAATGTCCAGAAGTTTCAAAAGTTTCACAGCTGTTGTTTTTGGATCAACAGGATTGTATCCAGAAATCTCAATCACTCTGTAATAAATTCCATCAATGAAAATCCGATCATCAAACGTCAACAGATTCATATCTGCTGGTGTTATCGCAATGAATGCAGTCACAAGTCTTGCATCCTCTGTGTAAATTTGTTGCAGATAACTACTCCAGTATGATCTGGCTAATCCAAGAGCATAATTTTGACCAATCAAAGGAGAACCAGCAGCAGTTTTATATGTGTGCCTCCAGTATGTGCTCTGTGTTGTGTCTGTTATTGGTATTGTGTGAAATGGAGTGACACATCCATACACTTGAGTTGCAACATTTCCAATCAATATTGCTTGTGGACCAGTTAACTGAGTTCCATTCCAATATACAATTTTAGGTTTGTGTGATACTGGAACTTGAGCACCATTGCTTTCACCAAACAAACGAGGATATATGATTGTGGTTGCATCACTTGAGTTCCAGTCTGCTGTTGGCAAAGATTGAATTGTAACATTTCCAAATACTGGATTGTTTTGATGTGTTCCAACTGCATATGTATCACTCGATCTGTATGAGTATTGACCAAGTGGTGTTCCATATTCTTTCTGGTGGAATTGATTTGGAAAGTCTGCATCAACACCATCATTGAAATATATGTTTTTGCTTCTTAATGATGTTGCTGGACTTACAACAAACGCTTGTGAGTGATCAACTTTCTCGCTCCAATCTAATACATCACCCGATCCAATAAAGTCCGTTAAAGGTTCTAGAATCAATTCCTGTGGACTCGATGAAGGTAACAAAGTTAAATTGTATCTCTGAACTAGATCTTTAACAAATGAAGAGCATGTGATGTCTGGTAAATTTGCTATGGTGTCAACAATCAATCCTGATGTTGTAACACTCTCATATGATAGAAACCTCCAGAACGTGAAATTTGGATCTGCATTGATAACAGCACCAGATAAATTGAATGAAGCTAATTGTATTTGAACATCTGATCCAGCTGTTAACAAAACTGGTTCAGGCATAGTGAATGTGAATGGTGTTTGTGTTGTATCAAAACCATTATCAGAAACAAAAAACAATTGTGATGAAATTGTTGACCCTCCAGATATTATTTCAAAACCGATTGATCCTGAAGCTGTCAAAGCTGAATTATCTACTTGGAATGAAAAATCAAAAACAACATACATATCAGATGGAACAACAAAAGTTGCATTTGCTTCTTCATAGTTATCATCTGGATCATACAATCCAACTGTTGTAGTATTGTTAAATGGAATGGTGAGGCTTGTTTGACCAGCACCCAAAGTGAGTGAAGAAGTTAGTCCAGCTTTCCATCCGTAAAATGGCAAAGTTTTTAAAGCATTTGATCCATTTCCAAGTGACATGTACAGATTTGTCCATACTGAAGTGCTCATGAATGCACTTGAGAGTGAAAACCCAAAGAAGTTCAAAATCGTTCTGAATATGTAATCAATATTCATAAACGGCAACAATTGTGAAGGTGTCAAATAGTTGTTTAAATACAGGCCTTCATCTATTCCAAAATTTCCGTACAATCTACCTCCTTGTGACATTGCTTTGTCAACAAGCGGAATCCTAATGACACCATCACCAACACTTCCAGCTGTAATATCTCCACTCCATGATGCAATCACATTCTGTGGTGTGTTTAAGTATTTGAACAATTGTGGATTTGCAAAAACATCTTTAAGTTTTGCATTCCCCATTTGAGTGAATAGATCTCCAGCACCTCCACTAATAGCACATTCATATGTTTGTCCAGTTTTAGAAACACTAAGCAATTGCAAGACTCCTTCAATTAGAGAAACACCATCATTCAAGAGAGTGCATTGAACTGGATTCTCTGGACGAAATACATCAGTGCTCCAATCACCAACTGTGAGATCAACCATGAAATAATTCGCAAAGAAATCATTGTTGATATTTGAGAATGGCAAAAGAAACGTTCCAGAATATGGGGCTTCTCTTGACGTTAATTTCTCTGGATCTGCAAAAGAGTACGTCAAAGGAATTGCAGCACCTTCAGACAGCTCTAAAGTCTTCCAATCATAAAGATCACCATATCTTGCTTGTAGTTCAATCATGAGATTCTTTCCTTTGCATATTCAAGTGTGATATCATATGCAAATAGTTTATTTGCCAAACTTGTTTTCTCCACGTAATTAGATGAGGTGATAACAATTGGAATGATATTTTGATCCTTGTCAATCATAACAACTTTTCGTGAAACAATCAAAGACTCCATCAATACATTTCTTGATTCATCATACCAATGTGTTGATACTTTCATTCCTCTCTTGGATCTTACATCTCTGAATGTAGTTCCTCCATTCCTTCCATATGCAGCCCAATCAACTGTTGTGCTTGTATCAAGATAGTTTCCTGACTTGCCTACATACTTTGATCTACTTGTGACCTTTGTTGTGTTGGTTTGTGCTCCCAATACATCAATGTAATCAAATGTGCCTGATCTGTTCTGAAATCCAATTGTAAACTGGTTGTAAAGACAGGGTGAATCCACTTTGGTGTATCTATATATTCCACTCAATTGTGTGCCGGGATTTGCTGCACTTGTATTGCTTGCAATTATATCATAATGTGTCCAAGTTCCATTGATGGCTGTTGCAAGTCCTGCGTTGTGTGTTTGTGTTTTTAAATTCATTGGACCAATTCCAACAAATGATATCATGCTGTCTGCATCTACAAGAGTTGAAGAGACACCACCAGCAGTATTAATTGTATAAACAAAAACACCTACTTCAGTTGATCCATTCATCACTCTAATTCTCCAGAAATTCAAAGGTCGATCAAGGTCAAAGCCTGCTGAGATTCCAGTTGGAGTTGCAAGTGTTCTGTATGATTCCATTGATACAGTATCTTTGTAAATCGCAGAGTTGGAATTTGTTCCTGTTGCCCATGTTCCTGTTCCATTTTGAGGAATTTCACTCAATAAAGGTGATGTGAATGATGTTAATCCTTCAGAGAATCCAGATATCAAAGTGTTGTTCAAACGTGTTGTATCCCAATCAGCAAAGTCAGATGTTTGACCAGACCATCTCAAACCAAAGACTTTGTTTCCAGTACTCACAGAAGTAAATGCAACAGCACCAGTTGCAGTTGTTGCTTTGATAAATCCAAGAGTAATCAAAAACTTTCTAGCTGTATATCCTCCAATGGCACATGTTTTTGCTGCTGTCGTAATACCAAGCAGATGTATTGATCCGCTTGATTCATCATCTGGTGTTTGTATCTCTGTGGTTTTTATGTAGCTGTCTAATACTTGAGAAATGTTGAAAGATGCTGCATCATTATTGTTTGGTTGTAGTGCTAAGGTGGTAAGCTGTGCACCTGTATCATCATTTATCTTTAATGCAAAGCGATACTTGAAACCAGAATATGAAACATCACTCACTGTAAATATTACTGGTTGTAATGTGCTGGTTAAAGCAACTTGTGATGGTTGTTGTTCTACGATATATGCCATTTTTATATGTGTTCGGTTCTGTAAGTCTTTAAATAAAAGAAGCAGTGATTGATGCAATGTCTTGAGCGACTGCATCACCTATTGATTGAGAGTATTTCTTCAAGATATTGTTACCAGTTTTAGAGATAAAATATGATGGTTTTAATCCTCTCTGATATATTGCGTTTTGAACTATGAATCCGAATGATCTATCTGTGATGAATTGACCTTTTGCATTCCTTCCTTGATATCCTTTTGTTTTTAGCCATCCCATAATTGCTGAGAGTGGTGGTTTCTTATTTGTGAAGCTGAATGTTCTGGTGTTTGAGTTCATGAGTTTGAAAGTCTCCCGACTATATTTCTTATTTACTCCATCAACTCCAGAATCCACAAATTGCCAATAATCAACATCAGGTGTGAGTTCAATATTCCACTCATCTTTGTCTGTGTTCAGATCCCATTTCAACTGTATGGAGTTTGCAAGTGCTCCAGTTGCTTTGTGGCCTTGTCTCCTTAACATCTGAAGTGCGTTTTTCTTCCAGAGTTTTGCAACTCGCATCATCACTGCATCAGTCAGTGGTGCTTTATATACCACTTTATCAATTGTCATTGTTATCATGACATTGGTATCAGACAAACGTCATTTGTGTTATCTACTCCAAACGTCAAATCAGCTGTCCATCCAATTAATTGATTTTCAAATCTCAAGTTGAAAGGTAAAACTGACACTGGCAATTCCATTGTTGCTCTCGGAATGAATTTATTGTCATCAAATGCATGATTGTGACCTAACGCAATCACATCTTTAATCATATAGAACATGTTGCTGATAATCCATGCACGATCCTTCAAGTCACTTGGCTGAAGTGTTGCAATGATTACCTCAACAGTCAAATCTGCTTCACCTTTGTCAATACTTCCAGCACTAAGATTCACAAACAAACATGGAAATAGATCTGCATTCATCTTCTTGACATCCATTTCATCAATCGGCCCTATTACAGTGCTGTGAATTTGTGTGTTTTTTGCTCCATACGTTTCAAATGCCTCCAGTAATTTATAGACTGTTGTTTCTGATTGATTCGCTTCCATGTTATTTTATGATGTCTTTGTTATTCTTAGATATGGAAAGATCTAATTCGTAACACAAAAAAGTGAATGCTTGCTCAATTTTAAGCTCTGTGACAGCTTCGATTTTCAAGATGTCTCCACCAGCCAGATGATAAATTGAAGCAAACCAGCCCCATTTAGATGCCATTGAAGATCCTACTGCTCCCCCTCCTCCAAAGATTGCACTGAATCTTTCATAAAGACCAGACCTATATTCAAAAAAAAAGCGAGCAAAGAGAATACTTTGTCCATTTTCATCTCATTAAAGATCTCTCTGTTTTCATTTCCAGTGTATGGAGCTATCTGATAGAAGTCTTTGGATTGATGTGTGACCTTTCTGTATAGCATAGAGAGGATCTGAAGGAGGTTCTCATCTGAATCAACACAAGCTGTCTCCAGATCTGCATACTCTCCCACAGTAAGCTCTGAGAGGTTTGGATGTATTCCATATTTTTCACCTTTTAATTCTATAATTGGAAAGAGTTCAAATTCTGTTTCATTTGGGTCTTCCAATTCCTCCAGCAAAGCATTGACTGTTTCCATGCTTTCCATTGTCATGCTCTTGACTGTTTTCTGTGTTATATCACAGAGTATTGCAACACGTTTCACAACGTTTTCAGTCTTGGAAAGTTTGATCCATTTCTTGACTGTAATATCTGCAACTGATGTTGGAACTACTATTTTCATTTTGCGGTTTTTAAGGTGGTATTTGCGGGGTTTGCGGTGTTGCTAGGTTTTACTGGGGTTACGGGTATTTTACGGGTTTACGGGTTTTGTACGGGAATCGTACGGGTTTACGTAAAACGTGCGCATCTTCATGATATGTAATATTTTCCTGAGTAATTTTCCATGAGTTTATTCAAACACACATATCTGAAAGCATCAATTGCGTGATCCTTTTGATTTGCTTCTGGTTCATTGATTTGATTTCCATCTCTGTTTGTTTTCCACTTATATGACTGCATCTCTTTAATTAGATTCGTGCTTTCTTTTGTGATGTTTATTCTGTGGCGTTTCATTACGTCAATCCCCAGTCTGATGCTGTCTGGCCCTTTCTTTGCGCCCTTGATTAAAAATCCATTTCTTGAAAGCTCAGTTACCGATTTCGGCTCGGCTGAATCTGCAATAATCTCTTGGCGTTCAATTCCAAGATCTTTCATTTTTCTTATTAAATCATTATTTGTCAGGCCAGTTTCATACAAGTGTTCTTCAACATATAAATCCAGACCATCTTTATACACAGATATGAGTGCGCTTGGATCGTTTGTGAATCCCCAATCTAAACCAAATGAAATGAATTTTGCTCTGTCTGGAGTTTTATCAACTTGATTGAAGAATGGAAAGATTGCAGAAACATTCATACCACGTTCACCAAGTCCAAATACTCTCCAGTAATTTGCATCTGTTAATTTTAGGTATTCAATCTCTTTTATTGTGTTTTCGTCTAAGAATGGATTATCAAGATATGTAGTTTGAAAAAAACTGCAATCTTCTCTTGTCATTACTTTGTCATATATCCATGAAAATACATCTGATGGATTAAAATCCATGATCATGATTTCTGATGTTCTCAAAATTATCTGAGTGAAATCTTCAAAGGTTAATTCATTTGCTTCATTCAAAAAAGCAATGTGTCTTTTTCGGCCTCTGATGCGCTGTGGTTCTGCGATTGAAACAAATTCAATGACATTTCCAAAAAGAATGTATTGAGAGCTTGATTTGTTGTGGTTTGCTTCTGAATACCAATCTTCTGCTTCCAGTATTTGAAAGAAATCTCTCATCACAGATGCTCTGAGTGATGGCATTGTTTTCCTGATGATTGTAATTACCCAACCAGCATTGGGATTGTCTGAGCACCATTCAATCAATGCCTGACATATGGAGTATGTCTTGCCTGATCTCGTTCCACCTTGATGCACTTGAATACGTGTATCACAGTTCTTGCAGTCATAATATGATTTACTCTGCTTCTTCACTTGTGATCCAGCTTGGTTTTTTATTTGGTTCTGAGATAGTCAAATCTTGAGTTTCTACATATCCACGTTTTTTGCCTTTAGTCTTGAGATAGAATATTGTGCTTGGTACGTTCTCTTGACTAATAAGAGAATGAAGTTTGCTCTCAGCAAAGTCAATTGCAATATCAGCAATGTCATCTGTCTTAGCTTTGAAATCTGCGTCATCTTTTAGCCAATGATAAAATTGTGTTCTGGATATACTTGCAATCTTACATGCCTGAGTGACCACACCAAGTGATTTCTCTAAAGCTTCAAGTGTTGCTTTCTTTTTAAGTTCTGTTTTATCCATCAGTGCGCTTGTGTTATTACTTCAAATTCGTTTTCTTCAAGGTGTGCTTTTTTACCAGTAAAGTCTTCCCATCGCTTTACTATTACATCGCAGTATTTCGGGTCTAATTCCATTCCGTAACATTTGCGCTTTGTTTTCTCGGCTGCTATTAGTGTTGAACCTGAACCTAAGAATAGGTCTAATACTGTGCCTTTCTTATGATGTGAAAAAGCCGTTTCTGCTAATTCAACAGGTTTTTGTGTTGGGTGTTGATATTTTGAAGGGCTATCTCCCCCTATTTCCCAAACCGCTTTAGGTCTATCTGATACAAATTCTATTCTGTTTTTTGTTAAGTATAGGCACATCTCGTAATTATGTCCGTATTCCGCTTTTAAATCTCCCATCCCCCCGAATTTCTTATACCATATAATAGTTGACTTGTAAATATCTGAATACATCGTTCTCCATATTTGGAAAACTTGGTGTGATGTCCATATGTATATTGGGCAGAACTCATTACAAAACGAATCTAATATGTGCCTAAAGTCTAAAATTAAATTGTCGTTTTTAAGAGTTTTAAATTTCTCCCTGTCTTTGTTTTTCCAGTTGCTTTTGTATTCTATACCATAAGGTGGGTCAGTAAAAACCATATCTGCCTTCTCCCCATCCATAAGAATCTCTACCGCTTCTTTGCTCGTAGAATCGCCACACATAACCCGATGTTCACCAAGTATCCAAACGTCACCCAGTTTAGTTATCGGTTCTTGTGGTGCTTCAGGTACTGCATCTTCATCTGTCAATCCTTCAACTTCTTCTGGTTCAGTTTCCCAGACTGCAACACCATACTCTGTCAGTGGTAAGTAATCCCATTCGTTTGCAAGGATATCATAATCAAATTCTCCATAGTGTGTATTATCCTTGATTACTATCTCAGCACAAACCAGCTCATATGTTTTGTTGAATTTAGTGAATGATTCAGATTTCAAATGTTTCTCTCTGGTGTATTGCATCACTGGAACATCTTTCCAACCTAATTCCTTGCATGCTCTCCACCTTTGATGCCCTCCAAGTATGATATCATCTTCATCAATTATCACTGGCCTTAAATCCATCATCTCAGGCGTTTCCTCTATGCTCTTTTTTTGCTCCAGATATTTTTCATTGCGAATCAAACGCGGATTCTTTGGATGAGCAAATATTGTATTGATTGGTTTATTCATTTTCACAGCTGTTTTCATATAGTTTTTCAAGATCCTCAAAGAATTTCCTGACACAAGATGTGCAACTTGAAAATTTCTTTTTCTTGTTTGTGCTCCTGATCCAAATATCAATGGCCAGATGTTGCTGTGTTGCTGTCACAGATTTTCCTTTCTTCCAGTGAATCAAATGCTTTTCATATAGAGCACGATCATCACTACTCATCAGAGCTTTGAATGGAAAAAGTTTATTCAATTTCTCTTTCCTTTCATTACATCCACAATCCTCTCCAAAGATGGATTCAACAGCAGCTTTTAAGCCAGTGAATTTTGCGACTTTTTCAATCGTGTCTCCAAGTCCTTTGCTTGGCTTGTTTTTTGATTTCATTTCTGGCACGTTTTATTGTTAAAAATATTGTTGTTTTACAGATTCCAGTTGCATCAGACATGGATTGAAATGAATGATTGTGATCATAGTAAATCTTTGTGACTGTTCTGTCAAAAAATGTCATTTCTGCAAGAGCTGTATTGATGAAGTCAATTTTTTCTTCATCTTTTATCTTCTTGTCCATGTTTGAATCGAACCACAGCATGATTTCATTCTTGGCTTCTCTGTGTCGTTTTTCAGGATCTCGATATGTGTAATAATATGGTGAAGTCACAGAGTTGTATTGGTTCATCATCATCCTAGCCATCCAATATCTCAACTGTTTCTTCTTAATTAGTTCTTCAATCTTGTTTTGGTCACTCTCCAAAACATCCAAGATGACCATGTGACACAATTCTTCACAATCAACATCACTTTTTTTGGCAATCATGCACGCCATTTTTTTAATGGCTTTGTAATTTTCTGAAATGTATGCATTTACCACACTTACAAATATAAGAAAATCAATATCATATTAAATTTCTTTTAATATTGCTTTCGCTCTTGCTTCAAAAGAGCTTGCCATATCCCTTAACTCTTGCACTGTGTACTTGCGTATCTGATTAGACATGAAAACGACTGTATCAGCACTCCCTGAGCCGTACAAAGCATCTATCTTCTTACCGAACTGATACGAATGTCCTCCATTACTCATATTGCATCCTTTACACTGGGCAGATGCATTAATCAAAGGTGGTTCATATAGCCATCTAACTGAAAGTTTTGCTCTGGTTTGAAAGTGACCACAATCAACTTCATTCCACATCTTGCGCTTGTCACAAGTGATGCAGTTTATCATTCCATATTCATCTGCACATGACAACCTCACAAATCTGCTGAATGCTTTATCACATGCATTTTTTGCTTTGGAACGTTCACTCATATATTTATATCATTTGTAATTACAAGTGTGCAATGCTCTCCAGACATTAAAGCATCAGAAATGGCTTTGTAAATCCTAAAATATGCAACAGTACTTTTACCAATAAAACCAGACTCAGATATATTGTTGTTTTTTTGTGTGTCTCCAACTAATAAACAACCAGAAGTGTCTTCATCTGTATTGCCGCAATGGATTAAAATATCTGTAAAATTTGGCACGTTGAGAATTTCAATCATTCCAACATGGACATCAGCAAATCTGTGAAGATATGTATCATGCAATCTTCCATGCTTTTTCAATGCAAGACAATATTCACCCGATGGAATACAAGTCTCATGTTTTACTTTGATTTTTCTTGGTTCATCTTCCAGAGTGTAACACATAAATTTTTTTTCATTTGTTATGTCAAACAAGATTCCGTTTGTTGATTCTTTTGATTTATTGAATCTATATACTTCTAATTTCATTATGTTGTGTGTGGGTGGTGAATATGATTCCATCGACCTTTGTGATTCGTGTCATCTTCTGGAAGTTTAAGATCCTTTACAATCTGCTTCATGATGTTTCTCTGTTCTTCAGACAATGGTTCTGGTTCTATTTTTTTAGTCTCATGATATTTGTTTTCCATCATGATTGATCTTTCATCTGCAAATTTTAAAAATGCATCCCTAAGTTCTGGCAATTTTAGACGTTCATACATGTTGCCAAAATAACCAGCTTTGAATCTGTCCATCACAATTTTCCATTCCTCTAATTTATACGCTGGAAATTCATTCAGCAAAACTGATACTGCATGTTGAATTTCTTCTTGCGTTCTGAGAGTTTTGTTCATCTCCAGATAATCAAGCATGTCTTTTGTGATGGCATACAAAGCCGCAAAAGTTGTTACCTCATCGTATTTCAT